ATAGGTCGTTTTGGACTTTTTGGTGATTTTGTTCTTTGAATTGGAAAATACGAACCTAATGTCCATATTTGGGTTTTGTTCTTTAACCAATAAGTGTTTCTTACGGTCAGCTGCCACAAACCTACCTTTTGTCTCTATTCTAATACCATTGGGTAGTTTGAAATCGGGATGATAGTGGTGAGTGGATGCAGGAATTATGTATGGAACCTTTTCGGTTTCATACTCTACTTTAATTCCTTGTGATTCTATTTGTTGAGAAATGGTTTCTTCTAAACCAGACTTAAATCCATATTTTTGTGCAACCCATTTTGGATTATACTTTTTTGTAACTTTTTTTGCCATTAAATTGTTTTATTTTGGCTTAGAATCTGAGTATTTTTTTTCAGAAACTTCTCCACCTCTACCCGTTTTGAATTTTGCTGCAGTTAAAATTTGTTCGTCTGCTTTCTTTAAATCATCGGTAGTATATGGAGTTCCTTTAGAAGATGCGTTAGGAACTATTTTATCTACTCCTAATTCCGTTTGTCTACCTTTATATGTATCTAAGATTGTTGCCATTGTTAATTGTTTTTGTATATAAATATAAGATTAAGTATCAAATCGTACAATAAAGTTTACAGGCATATCTGATTCTGACTTTATTGGTTGTGGTAATTTTGCCACTGCAACTAAATCACAATTATCATCATATAAACCAATTGTTGTAATAAATGGTAAAAGAAATGAACCTGTACTATCCGAGGAACTATTTAAATCATATTGTTCAAAACCACCCGATATAGATGATGAGTATGTTGAAATATATGAATAGTCTAAAGTATTTCCGTTTTCTAAAGTGCTTATTTTCCTAATATATTTGACTCCTGGATTTGTTGTTGTTTTATAAATTTTATTGTTAGTGTCGGTAATCAATAATGTTTCTCTACCCACTTCTACAACTGCAGTAGGATTGGTTGAAACATTAAATTCATCTTCATTTGAAATTAAAAGATATTCGTGTTCGTAAATAGTTTGTGTTGATTTAAATGATATATCCCAACTACCTGTTAGTTTTGAATTGGAACCACTTGTTATTACAACTAATCCTTGATTATAAAACACATTACCTATTCTCGTACTTGTACTTCCACTTAATATTAAATTACTGTATTTGTCATCTACATATTTTATATTTCCATCTATTAATAAAACCGAACCCTTTTTGATTCCTTCACCAATACAATTTTGTGGTATTGATATTACTTTTGCAGAACCACTTAAAAATCTTTCCGGGTTTGTTTCATTATATACATTAGTTTTACTACCCAATCTATTAAGAGGGTCATTTTCTTTTCCATTATAAAATTGAGCACGTAATTGACCAAATACAGAATATTTGTTATATACAGATCCACTCAATAATCCGGTAGTAATTGTATTTGCATCATTTGATGTATAATTACCATTTAAGGCCTCTAACAATGTAACTCCAGCTGAAGCCTTATCCCATTCTTTGTAAGCTTTAAAAGGCCTAATACTAATATCCGACTTTGGTATTCTTTTTAACATATCACTAATAAATATCTTAAAACTAAAAACCCACCAAATTAAGGTGGGTCATAGTTTTTATTTTATTCTCCGATTAGAAGTCTAATTTAACTTTGATTGCAATCTCCTTATCAAATGATTTCTCAATTGGTTTTGAAGTTTTTGCTACTGCTAATAATTCGTTTGAATCATCATATAAACCTACTGTTGTAATATAAACATGTGGGTCTCTTTCAAACAATGATTGTGCAAATTGTCCTACTGAACCTGTTACAAATGTAGGATTATTTGAGAAGTTAAATTCTCTATTGTTTGCTCTTACAAAGTAATGAGAAGTTGAAACATTTTCAGTCCTTCTTACTTGAAAATCAACACCACCACTAATTGCCATTAATAATGCAACTGAACCTGAATTATTACCATTTTTTTGGTGATAAATAGATGTTATTGAATTAGTAGCGGCTGCTAATTTAGGGTCAACTGACGATGATAATGCATTTGGATTTAATAATATAATACCCATATCTGGATAAAACAAACCATATCCTTGACCATTTCCTGGTGCACTATAATTTGCAATTGAAGCAGTTAATGCTGAACCAATATTTAATGAACCACTAACTAAGTTATAAACTCTACCTGCAGTTGTTACATTTTCATCTGTTCCACCACTATCGTCAATTAAAGTAATACTTCTAACTGAACCTGAAAGGTTTATTGAAATATTTCCTGGATCCAATCTTTCTTTATATCTCGCTCTATTAATGTTGATTACATAGAAATTTCTCATATCATGTCCACCTGCAGTAGAACCTGTGTAAACACTAAAATAATTATCTGACGAATCTAATAATACGTTTTTAAATTGATTATATGTTGCTTTGGTTGGCGAAGTTGAATCATCATTTTGAGTCAACGTTGGTGCACCAAATCCATCAACATCACCATATGCAATTGAGAACTGAACTTCTCCAGAACCTGTTGCAGTTGTGTTATAAACATCCAAATAGTATCTACCACTTGTAGATGCAACTTGTACAGATGATGTGTAGTCTGCTTTAACATCAAAAGAACCAGTATCTCCACTCCATATTCCAGAAGTTACGATTTCAGTTCTATTGGTTACTTTATCAATTGTTCCAAATTTTTTATAGATACCATTTGAGATGGTATTTAAATCGGAACTAATTTGTTCACCTGTTCCTAAAAATTGGTTTACGATTCTAACTAATTCGTTAGTATCTACTGGAGTCCCTGCTGTGTTTGCAGCTGATGCTAAGTATTGTGATAAATTACTTGCTAAAAGGCTTCCTCTATTGTCTCTAATTAATGCCATAGTTTTTTATTATTGAACGTAAGTTACTGTGATTGGAATAGTTTGAGAACCACCTGTTTCATTACCATAAACCGTTAATGTTGTTCTTATTGTTGAAGTTAATGATGGGTTTGGAATAAATTTGAATGATATTCCCTTTGCTACTATAGCTGTTGCTGATACATCGTCTCCGATAAACACAGGAACTGATCCTACATTTGATGTTACCCCTTCACCTATAATATCTCCTGCATTTTTATTAGATAATACAATTGTGTATCCCATACTTCTATTACCAGCTGGAGATGTAGTTGGAGATAATGCAACCTCACCACTTCTTTGATTAACTGATACATTAGGAACACCGAATTCAACAACAGGAATCCTAGTTGTATTTTTTGGTAAAGTTACTAATTTGTATTTCATTACTTGTGTTTCATCCGGATTAGCTTCTAAGACTGGCATATTTTTAATTGCCACATCGTAATAAGCCGAACCCAATGGATGAGCCGGTTCGTATAAAGAATAATCAATCTCATCATCTGCTAAAGCAAATTGAGTAATGTTTAACCCTTGTCCTGCAGCTAATTTTTCTCTACCTTTTTTTGTAAGGATAGCATCAACTGTTAATTCTGTGTTACTTAAATATCCCATAGTGTTGTATTATCGTTTGATATAAATATAATTATTTTTAAATTTCGTTATTCTACTTCCAAAATTGGTTCAGAAGTATTTCTTCCAGTTTTATTTACAGTTAATGTAGTTGGATTAGAAATAAATGTTTCAATTGGAGAACTACCATCTAAAGTAGTTGCTGCTGTATTTTTTGAACCTCTAAAGAATGAATTTTCTAATCCTCTTGTCAAATCGGATGTATTTCTATAATGTGTTGGTAAATATCCGTTTACAGGTTGAACTGCAATTATATTACCATTTACAGTAGGAATTGTAGAACCACTAAATGGTTGAATATTTAATTTAGTTTCTGTGTATGTTTGAAATCCTGCAATATATCCACCACGTGGGTCACCCAAACCATTTGATGCAGTGACAGCAAATTTAGTTATTATTCTTTCTTTTTCTTCAGTTATTAATTGTACTCTAATTCTTTCCTTTACTCTCCTATTATCTTTGTCAAAATAAGTTCTAATTGTATTACCATTCTCTGCATAAATACCAAATCCAATAGTCTCATATGCTGTTTGGCCATATGTTTCAATACCCAAATTAATTTCTGTTGTAATAGTAGGTTCATCCAATCCTGCATCTATACTTACTTCTTTTTGATACGATTCCGCATTTGTAATAGTAGTGTCATTGTTGTTAATTAAACTATCGTATTGATATGAATCCGCAATTAAATTTTCAGAAAGATTTGCATCAACCATACTTTCATATTGATTATTTTCCGCAGTTAGGTTTTCCGATAGGTCTGCATCTACAATGGTTTCATATTGATTAGTATCGGCCGTTAATATGGTCGTATCATTATAATGTATTACTGTTTCTTTTTGATAATCATCTCCTGTTGGGTCTTTTTGTGCAATCTTACTTCTTTCTAAAATATGCGGTTCAATTAATAAACCAGTAGTTGCTTTAACTCTTGCAGGCAACATTTTCTTAATATCCTCAAACATAGATTTCTCATATAGTTTGATTAAGTTAATGTATGCGTAAATATCTCTACCATCAAATCTTTGGAAATAATAATGTCTTAAATTATCTAAAGATGTATATGTTGATTTTGTTCTATCACCTGGGTCACCAATGTAATTATCTAAATTGATACCACCAAATGATTTAGCAATATCAATGTTTAATTCTTTAGTAGGTGAGAAAAATAATCCCACTCTATTAGAATCGGTTGGTGATTGGTCAAATGACTTTTTAGTTGCTCTAGTTTTAACCGATAAATTAACACCACCACTAACATCATTACCATTGAAATCAGTTTGAGATTCAAATCTAACTTTATTAGTTGAATATCTTGTAGAACCCATATCTGGTATTTCTAATACAACACTTCTATCTATTACTTCAAATTGATGTGGATATGTTGTAGCAGATGTAAATCCTGAAACAGATGCAGATAATAATGGTGTTGGATTTTCCGAATATAAAGATGCCGTAGATCCATTCTCATAATCATTTCTATTCAAACTCCCACTAAAATATATGTTAGTATCTACATTTATTAAATTTGTATTTGTTGCCAAATCTTTAGGATATTCAAAGTCTAAACGGAAATATAAATCATCAGTAGATGAGGATATGTGATTACCATTAATCATTTCAGGGAACGAAACGTGTTCGTAAAATCTATTAGTATTTAATACTTCTGACCATAAACGAAATTCATCCACACTACCACTATAATATCCACCCACTTGTAAAATAGAACCATTATTCCAATTTGACGCTGCGGATGATGTTATTGTTTCTTCAAATATTGTTTTATCTTTATTTGCCTGTCTTACATCTAATTTTAATCCAGTTGAACCACTACTTACTGATAAACCAAAAAATTTATCATTATATATTGGTAATAAAGATGATGATATATTATTGGTATTGTTATAATTAAATATTACCGATCCGTATTGACTATCACCCGATCCACTTAACATTACATTCCAATCACTTCCAGATATTATAGTTGAACCAGAAATATATGTTGGTTTAATAAATAATTCAATAGTATTTGGTTTTCTATTTTTTTCAGTAGTTTTCCATTCCATTTGAATTTTAGAACCATTTGTCATTTTAAGTCCTGTGGTTATATTATCCAATATCAATTTACTCTTTGATGTATCCGTTACCTCAGGCCCACCAAATTCAAAAATTGAAAGATTTGATGAAGGAATTCCATAACAACTCATTAAAGCATATATCCCCCTTCTAGTTCCTTTGTGTTTTAATAGGTAAGGTAAATTATTTATAATTCTTCGCCAAACTTCATATGTTCTATGTTTTGCGGGGTTTGTTTCTTTGGTATTACCATCGGAATCTAAACCAAATGCATATTCCCAAAGTTTACTATCTGCAGCTAAGTTTTTTGCATCCCAATTCATAGATTTTAATACATCAAATAATAATTTATCCGATATACCATTTTTTGATTTATATCCTAAACCTCTAGTTCGTTCAATTGCTTTTGTATGAAAATATATGTTATCAAAGTGTTGGCCAATCATTGAAAAAAACAATAATAAACTATCGTTTTCCGTATTGTTTCTTATATATTGTGGAATATTATTTAATACATAGTTTGTATTTTCAATATCGTAATCTTCGGCTAATGTAATTATATTATCATACCAGTTAGAAACTATTGTATTTGTTGATATAATTCTATCATTTCCATTGTACGGCCATGTTATAGACGAAGTAGTTGATGTTGAAAATGATGATGATGTGTATAAAAACTTTTCAAACCCATCAAATCCTTTCTCTAATTGTTCTTTTTTAGTTCTTTGTCTATTGGTTTCTTGTGTAGATGATATAGTCTGTGTTTGTGCAATTGATGCGGATATTAACTCCTCATATTTTTCTATTAATTGTATTTTATAAATAAAATTATCAACTCTTTCTTTTGCCGAACTGAAGTGTGCAAAATTTTCCCATGCATAATTTGTAGAACCACTTAAATAATATTCTATATTTAATTCATCCGTATTAATCAACGATGTATTTAAATATGAGGATATTAATTGTGTAGAACTAGATACCGAACCACTTAATACCAATGTATCTAATGATTCAAAATTTGTGGATTGTCCTTTTACAAAATCAACTTCAATATCAAAATTCGGCCCTTTTAATGGTGGACATTTTATATCATCCTGTTCATTTAATATAACCGTTTCAATCAATGGATTTGCCATTAATTTTGTTATCCAAAACTTTGAATTTGGTGTTATATTATTAGGTAGTGGATTATATAATTTTAAAATTATAGAATTTGTAACATCCTCTGGTTTTATTATTTCATTACCCAATTCATCCGTAGATTTTTTAGATAAAGTGTAATCGTCCTTTTCCCACGAAGATATTATAATTTGTTCATCGTTTCCAAAATTGGCAAGATGGGTTAAATACTTACTTTCTTTTTCAGGTTCTAAAAATTCTAATTTTTCAATGAATACATCGTATATTGATTTTTTAATAACATCTTCATCTAATTGAATTAATGGATATAAAATATTTGTTTTTATTTCATAGTCATTTCCAACCAATTCCGTTTCTCCAAATGTGTTAATTGGTTTTAGTGTAAGTGTTACATTATCACTACCATTCCACCCAGAAAATTTATCTTTTAATTGTTTTAAATTTATTTTAAATAAACCATTTGGTGCAAGCTTTTTAAATAAAGATATTTTTGTTTTATCTTTTAATAATAAATCAACATCTATAAATGACGTTGAAAATGTAGTATATTTTACTTCATATTCTATTTCTAAATCGGAAAATGATGGTACATCTATGTTATCTACATATGTAATTTCAGTTATAGATGGAAAATCGTTTACAGAAATAAAGTTTAATAAAATTTCCGATTTATCACCCGTTCCATATAAATCACTATAAGGTACTGCTATTATTTTCTTACTTCCGTATATCCCATTAAAGTCTTTTTTAAATGATAAAAGAAAAGAACCCTTTGCAGCTTCTACTCTTATTTTTTTATCACTTGCTATATAAAAATCTATAAAATCACTGTCCGTTTGAGTAAATTTAATATTAACGATTCCGTCTGTATCCGAATCTTTTATTTGTTTACTATAATTTGTAGAGTCTAATGATATAGTTGGTTTTGGGGCATTAATAGTTTTTTCTAATATAACAGCAACTGCAACACCACCGGTAAGTAATTCGGATGCCTGCATCCCTATAAAATTACCACCAACATTCCATTTAGTATAATCCGTTGGATATTTTTTTTCTATTTCTCTATTGATATAATATATTTTAGATATACTATAATTTGATGGTAATGTGTTTTCTAAATATAAATTTAAAACACCTGAAGTTAATGTGGATTTTAATATTTGTAATCCATCGGTGTTGAAATCAGAAAGTAATAAATCGCCACTATCACGGGTATCACCTCCTTCAATAATTTCATATTTTAGTTTTATAAAATCACCGATTTCATTTTGTAAATTAGATGAGATTGCAATTTCATAATTAACAAATGGAACTAACGGGTCACTTGGAGTTGGATTTTCCGGTGTCGGTTCGGGTGTCGGTTCGGGTGTATTTCCTCCACCACCTCCACCACCAGTATTTCCTCCACCACCTCCACCACCAGTATTTCCTCCTCCGCCACCGCCTTGTAAATAAGCGGAATCGTCTTCATCCTCAGGAGCTAAAACCCTATATTGTCTATTGTATTGTATTGACATCTATTCTTTTTTTATAAATATTTTTATTATCTAAAATTTTCTGCTCTACCTGTTCCACCATCTATTCTTTCTGGTCCATCATTTGGGTTACCTCCACCTCCGGTACTTCCTCCGCCACCACCACCGGATCCGCCACCACCCTCTTCGGGTGGAGGAGGTGGAGTATATCCACATATTGTAGAATTTGTTTCAATCAATTCCTCATATGTACCACCATTACCATCTGCATATACTCCATATTGGTCATATCCCTTACATAGTGTATTAAGTAGTGTTCCTCTTAATGGATATGTTGGTTCTACGAATGAACTTGTTACATCATTAAATACAACCGCTGTGCCATCTGGTGAATAAACATTTCTTTTAGTTTCCGAATATGTACTAAATGAATCTAAGTTATTTTGAATTAATTTTTGTAATTCTGTTATTGCAAATTCTTTAGGTAATGTTTTTAATGAAATGTCCCTTCTTTTTAATGATTGTAAATTAAAGTCCACAGATTTATATAAAATACTTTGTATATCATTCATCATTTTGTTAAAATCGTAGGAATCACATTCATTAAATCTAATTTCAGAATTTTTTCCAAAATTTGATTGTGATATGTCATAATTTTTATTATTTAAATAATAATCCATTGA